CTAACATACCAATTTCAATAGGAATACTGAACTGTGTTTCTACATTAGCTACACGACAAGTACTGACAGACTTACTTGATAAGTAGGGGTCTTCTAAATTCAACCCATTGTTGTAATCAAACATATTGTTCATAATGGGTTTAGAACTGGCTAAATAACGATTGTAATTTCTAACAACTTCTAAATTACGACCATTTAGGGTAGAGATACTAACTTCTTCAAGAACTGAAGAGATACCAATACGATTGTTGAGTGAAGCTCCGTTAGTAGCAGATGAAGCCAAAGAAGGGATATTGATTGGGTTAGTGTTGTTATGTAAAAGATTAAAAGTTCCATTTAATCGTAAAGTTCCAGGTAGTAACATTGCTTGCTGGCGGGCTATAACAAAATTTATCTGGGGAAAAGTAGTAGCCGAATATTTATTCCCCGATGGTGAATTATTGGGATGTAAGCTAATCCTTTGTTTGTTAAAAGAAACCGATTGACTCATATTATTTATTTTTAGTATAATAAATAATATTTTTTAATTTATTCTTATTTATGAAATTTCATTTATTTTTATTTATGAAATGTCATAATTTATTCTTATTTATGAAATGTCATTAATTCTAATTAGACAATTGTATACCACTTTGAGATACAACTATAGAACGAAGATGATGAATAAAATGAACAAATAGTTTGGGATAATTCTGACCATCATCAAAATCAGACCTTAATGTCAGGTCACCAGCTTCCATTAAATTATAATACATATCATTTCTAGCAAATTGCCTCCCAAGAGCAAAATTCATTCCAAGTTGATTAAGGTTTTGTGTAACATAACCAAATGCTTCATTTGTTTTCATTAGTTCGTTGAGATGTTGTGTTTGTACTAGTGGATTAGAAAGACTATATTTAGACACAGGAACTTTACGTTGGGGTTGTAATCCATCATGACCCAATTCATATTGATAATTTGTCATACCATCGGGGCTACCTCTCAATGAACTATGAAGTAGTGAGTATTGTTCGTTCTGGTTTAATGGTACAGAAAGAATACCTAAAGCCTTAGTAATATTAGGAATTGAGATTAACTGATTAGTAGGTCCTTGTATTTGTTGTAAATTAACCATACGAGTTTGTGTTGTTGGTATATCAAGTTTATAACCTTGAGAACTATTAGCTGCTCGTAAGTCAGCCGAAACAGTAGATTCATCCATATCAACTCGTTTAATCTGATATTGTAGATTTTTAATAGTAAAATCTACTTTAGATTGAGCTGCTGCTAAAAGTTGTGCTTGAACTGGGGCTTTAGCACGAGCAGTAATATGTTCAAAACTATAACCATTTCTACGATCAATATCTTCAACATATAAAGCATAACCATCTAGATTATTAGAAAAGGCTAAACTACCAGTTAAAATACCAGCAATCCCTCCTGTTAATGTTGCATTATCCACATCATTTCCTAATCCAATAACAGGCTCAATATCAGGTGTGAAAAATACTCGAAGATTTCCACGAACTCTCTCAAATTTAGTTATAACACCAAGCACTTTGGGGTTACCTCCTATTGATAAATCTCTGATATGTAATCTGTCCCCAATAGAGAACGGTAGAACACAATCAGGGAAACAATTTTGATCACCATAACCTGAACCATTAGTTCCGATAGGATTTACTGTTCTAAATGGATCTCTGAGAGTTCCGTCACCAAAAGAGAAAAAACGATTTGCTGGGCTTGTTGTTGTTGCTAGAACTTCATAAGCACTTCCTGCCCCAATATCGACATAGAAATCACAATTATGAGATTCTACACGGATACGACCCATAGGTATAACACCAGCACTTACAACAATCCGACCAGCAACATTACCACCAGTACCTCCACCAGTTGGTACACCAACATCAAGAATAATACCTTCATCAGGAAGGTCAGCCCCATCTGCTAAGGCATAGAATAAAATCTCTCCAGGTAGGAGAGCATTATCACCAGCATTTACAGCAGTTGGTCTAATAAAACCGACAGGATTACCAGCTAAATCATTAACTGTGTAAATTTTAGTAACTTCATAACCAGCTCCAGGAATTACAACTCCAAAAGTTTCAATAGCTGGGTCACCTCCAGCAGCTGGAATCTCATTATCTTCACAAATTGGTGTAGGAACTGGGCAAACAAAATTATCAAAGCCCACACCAAGAGAGCCAGTAGTATATTCTAAAGCACGACGATAATCTTCCATTTGAAGCTCTAAACGAAGACCATTAAATACAGAACATGGAACAAATTGATCAGAAGAATAAAATTCAGTTTTAAGTGGGAAAACAACTTGAACTGGATTAGCTATATCAGGTTGATTTACAATATTTATAGGATATGGTGAAACGGCAGGTTTCCAGTAAATATTTCCATCAATAGATTTGTTAGGTTGAACCCCTTCAAATTCAGTTCTGTAATTGTCTAAACTATTTGTTTTGGTATAATGAAATTGTTGAGCTACTAAAGTATTGTAATGAACTACCTCTTCTAAAATATGAGAGTTTGTTCCGTCGTAAGTTCTTACAACATTAAACATTGAGTGAATACCAGCATCTCGTGAAGGTATAGGGTTTCCTCGACCCTCCATAGTGATCTCGGCCGAAAAGTTAGACTGGTCGGGTAAATAATACCCTACATAATTTGGTATTAAAAATCGGACATTACGATTTTGGTTATCTCTTTTAATATCCTTTTGATTTTCAGGTTTAACCACAAGGGTTTCAGAACCTATAGGCATCATAGTAGCAGTATCTTGAAGATTCATATATGTATTATTTATTTAATAATTATCTTTTTTTTAATAAAAAAAAATATCCAAATGACTTGTCCCTTAGAATGTGTAAATATTGCTTGTGAAAAACCTGATTGGCTTTCAACACATGAGAGTTTTGTTTTAACTATGTTTGGTATATTTGGTGCAGGTTTTGGAGTTTTATTTACTTACTTTTTAAAGTCAAGATGTAGAAAAATAAATTGTGGTTGCATTTCTTGTGAAAGAGATGTTATAGATTTATCATCGACTAATATAGAAGTTACTTCGTAATATAGAAATTACTTCGTAGAATCATCATCATCGTCAAGTGGTTTAATTCTGAAAATTAATTCAGTATTGTTTTTTAATCCCTTAACAATACCTCCTGTTTCAGTATCTCGTAATCTAAATGCTAAATTATATAAAAATGTTTTTGTGGCTAGTTTACATAAAACTGGTTGAGGATAGGGTGAGTTATATCTAAAAAATATAACAGGATTTGTAGATGTTGTTTGTTCTAAACTTGGAATGACACCCACAATAGGATATTTACCACCAACACCAATTCTTTCATCTCTCACATTAAATGTTTTTGCTATATATCCTTCTAAAGGTAGATTAGTAATTTCAACGGCTATAGTTGATATATGAGGCAAGGTAGTTGAAGGTCCAGCTCCAACAAAATTATGAATTGTTCCTGTAAGTCGTTTTACTGAATATGTTGATTCTAAATTTAATAAATCTCCTAAAGTTGCCCTATTTGGAGGTTGATAATCTGATTCTAAAATCTCACCTGGTGCTAATGGCAATGGAGTTGAATCGGGAACTACTGTTACATTACGAGAACTGGTTTTAATACACATTTGAGGTTGAATACCAAGCCATGTTGCACCCCCAAATCCTTGCGGTTCAAATATATTAGGTTGAACAGCCCCAGAAGTCATAAAATCTCTATTTTTTAAATAATTACAATCATATTTTCTAATCTGATCACCAAATAGCCAAGATTTTTTCCTATAACTTGTAAAATTTCCACTAATAATTATAGGTTGAATTGTAGGCAACGAACCTATCATAGCCTGTGGATATACACTAAAAATAGGATGTAATGGAAATAATCGTGCTTGCATATAAACTCTATTTCTTGCATAGCCATCCAAGAGCCAATTAGATAGATTTAGAATTTGTTCTTGTTGGAAACTAACACCTGCATTTAATGAAAAAGCCACAAAAATCAGCATACCATATACGGCATCTGATCTAAATTTAATTCTTACTTGAGTATCAACACCTAAAGTAAAACCTACCCAATTAGCTGGTGCACTACCTGTTATAAAATTCAAACTATTCCAACTAGAGGATCTAGCCCTCATAACTAATTGGTTTTGGTCAATAAGCTGAGGGTTAGTAAAATCTATATTATTTTCATCATTACCAAAAGAATCAGCATTAGGTTGAAACTGATGGATTTCAATTTCTATCTCGTTACTTTTAACATCCAGGGGGTTTAACTTTACAGTAAAATCCTTTGAATAATCAACATTTGCTGGTGGGTCTAAATCGACTGCATATTCTAATCTTCTACCCTGAATACCAGTAACCTGATTATGAATTAAATCATTTACAAGACCCACCTCTGTAGGTAAAACTTGATATTCTTTAACAGAAGTAGCAGTTAAGCCAGTATTACCAATATCTGCTGGTGTTGGAAAAACCTTACCACATAATTGTACAACTATTTCTTCTTCAGTAGCAGAACCAGTTTGGGCTATTTCAAAAGTATTAGGATCATTTAAAACCAAACCACCTTTTGAACCTACATCACCAATATATTCTCCAGTATCTAAGAGAATAACTTTGGTTGGCTGTCCATTAGCATCAATTTCAGTAATTTTATAAACAGGAGTTTTATAAATACCAGTTGGTGATCTACCTTGTGGAGAACCTGTTATAGCACCTTCTCCAAAAGTTCTGTTATTCATTCTACCGATAGAATCTAACTTATATTTAATTACAGTTCCATTAAAAGTAGGAAGACCTAGATTTAAAATATTACCAGTTGTGATATTAACAGAGTTATGCATGTGTGAGCCAGTAATTAGTGGGCTATCTGTTATTCTTAACTTAAGATCTTGTCTAGATTTACCATCAAAATGAAGGGTAGAATAGGCAGTACCCTCTGGATCATCAGGATCAATTTGGAATGCTCTGTTTGGAATATCAATAATCCCCCCTGAATTAAATATAATATTTCCATTATAAGTAGTTCTAAAACTTTCAACTCTATTCTGAATATTAGCATCTGTGGATACATAATCTGCTATAAAAGTGACACCAAGACTACCTTTATCATATGGAGAACCTCTCTCATCATTATTACCAGGACCTTGTGTAACATATAAACCATTCAGTTGTTGACTAGCTTGTCCATCATATCGTTGTAAAACTTCAGTAAATATAAATCCATCTTCTCCTTCATATACGGAACCATAATACTCTCCTTCAATAGTTAAATACACACCACTTGCACCAGGATCTACATAAACATTATGATCTGTTAAAACAAGAGTAGTTTTAATATCATAGATTACATCTCCATCCCATTCATCAATACCAATATTATCAATACTTGTTGTTGTTACATCTTCAACAGTTGATTTTCCAACATCTAAACCTCTATAGGAGGCATTATGTCTAACTGAATTGGGATCAGTATCTAATTGTTGTGTAGTTTCAAGGGGACAATTCCCCTCACCGAAAGATTCATAATTTTGTATATATTCTCTTGTAGTAGATGTAGAATTAATCTGATAATTATTATATCCAAAAGATAGAAAGTCACTGTCTTCAATAATAGAAATATTTGTTATTGGTGCCTTAGTAGGTTGGGTCCATGTTATGGTAAAAGTAGTTCCTGTCACAGAACAACTCCAACCTCTAAAATGATTAAATGGTGTTGCCTCATTAAGGGCTCTACCCAGTTCAACGGCTAATTGAGTTACTGTGTATTCTCCAGTCTGTAAAATAGCAGTATATTGTTCTCCTTGTGTAGAATCACCAAGACGAAATAATAAAGTATTATTAAAAGGGGTTAATGTTATAGTATTATCTTTTCTAATAACAGAACTAACTAGTTCAATTTCAAAGTTTTTTACTTCTAATGGTTCATCTAATTCATTTTCAAAAAGGGCAGGTGTTAGATCATAAGGTTCACCCGTTCCCTTGTCTTTTTCAGCACTCGTAGTACAAAGAAACATTATTTTATTTATTATATGATTATACATTTTTTGTAAATTTAAAATTGAACTATATATTTGAAATAACAAATAAATAGAAAAGATGTGGTCCGAAGAAGAAATAGTGATTATTAACGAGTACGCAACTGTTTTAACCGGTAAAAAGTCTGGTCGGGAATGGAATAGGAAGCGTTGTGAAATATCCCAAAAAATAATTTATCTCATTGAACGGTACGGAGATGACGGATATAATGATAAACCTCAGGATATGAACAGAGTTGTGTATTGGATTAGTCATCTATCGTTGTAGA